AGGATTACTTCAAAGAACTAACTGACAATGATGTCAGAGCACGTATCTATAGTGAACAGAAGAATCAGATTGAACAGGACATGGCACCATTTGGTTTCATCACCACTGGTCTAGAAGGAGACGAGGGATTTGTAGACGATGGAACTGTCTGGGAATATGGAGATACCCAAGAGGATGTCTCATACATGTGGAGTATATAAATGGATGTAGATGATCTGTTTGATTTAGATACTGTCCTGTTTCAACAGAGGCAATGTAGATCGTGCAAAAAAATTAAAGATCTTACCACAGACTTCTATAGATCTAGACCAGACAGGACATCATTGTCTGCGTGGTCCTATGAATGTAAGGAGTGTACCAAGAAAAGAGTGACGAGTAGGAAGCGTAATTTAAAGGAAGACATATACCCAGACTGGTAAAGGGTTCGTGCATGGTTTCCCCACTTGAAAGTTCCAAAAATCTAAATACCTATAGATCAAATTTGGTTTACTCAAGGAGAAAAACATGGCAAGTCAAGTCTCGCCTGGAATTGTTTTAAAAGAGCGTGACATTAGTAATGCTGTTGTTGTCGGTGCAAGCACTATTACTGCTGCACACGCATCAACTTTCCAAAAAGGACCTATTGGAAAGGTCGTGAATATCGCGTCACAAAAAGAATTAATTTCAGTATTCGGTCAACCCACCGACTCTAACGCAGAAGATTTTTTCGTAGCATCTGAATTCCTCGGATACGGCGGTCGCCTCGCAGTCGTTCGTGCTGCTACAAGCGTTAACAGTGCATCGGATGGTGGACAAGCAGTCCTAGTCAAGAATGACGATGACTGGGAAGCAGGAAATGGAAATGGTAATCGCTACGTAGCAAGATCAGCAGGATCCTGGGGCAACTCCCTCAAGGTTGTCGCTGTTGACCGTGGTGCTGACCAAATCGCAACCCTAACAGCAGCACCTGCTGGTCTGTCTATGGGCGATACAGTCACCTTCACTGGTGGTAAGAAAGCAGTTGTCTACAGCTGGAATTCCACAACTCTAGAAGCTGCACTCATCCTAGATGAGCCTACCAGCAGACTAACACCTTCTGACAGCATCGACTCTCCTGATACTGGAGTTGTCGCTAGCGTCGGAACGATCGTTGGTGGTACTGGATACAACAGCGCGACTGCTGTTGCTGTCTCTGGTGGTTCAGGTACTGGTGCTACAGTCAACATCACAGTCTCAACTGGTATTCCTCTCACCGTTGCTGGTGGTCAAGGTGGTACTGCATACATCAATGCTACCGCTCAAGGAACTACTGGTGGTACTGGTACTGGTTTGACGGTTGACATCACCACTTCTGCTGGTGCAGTTACATCGATTGCAATCGCTAACCCTGGAACTGGTTACACCGTAGGCGACACTATCACCATTGCTGGTGGCGGATCCGATGCAACCTTCGCTATCGCTACTGTTCAAGGTACTGTCGGCGCAATCGCAATTGCTGCTGGTGGTTCTGGATACGTTGCTGGTGAAGTCCTCACCGTTGGTGGTGGCAACGGAGATGCAACTTTTGAAGTTGCTACCGTAACCGATACTGCAATCACAATCTCTGCAGTCAAAGATTGGTACACCAATACAATCATCCCTGGCACTGGTCTTCCCCTCGGTGCTATCGGTCCTCGTCCTGGATCATCTGCATTCGCTGTAGAATCTGGTGTTGAGTATGACGAAGTTCACTTCGCAGTTATCGATACCGATGGTGCAGTCAGTGGTTCTGCTAACACAATCCTTGAGAGAATCCTTTATGTCTCCAAGTTGAGCGACGGCAGAAGCTCCGAAGGCGCTGCTAACTTCTACAGAGACATCATTGCTGAACAGTCTTCGTTCTTCTTTAACGGAACTGCTCCTGCTGCTGGTTGGAATCCTTCCACCGATGGTGTTGGTCAGGCACTAGACCTTGCAGGTTCTGCCATCAGTGGCAAGATGCAACTTCTAGGATTGAACGCTGTCGATCTTTCTGGTGGTGCAGATGATTACAACTACACTCCTGCAGAAATCGAGAACGCATTCGATGAGTTCGCTGACACAGAACTAGTTCCTAACCTGAACTTTGTTCTCATGGGCGGATCACTCGCTACAGAACTCGACACCAAAGCAAAAGCAAACAAAGTTATTGCAATTGCTGCTGGTAGAAAGGACTGTATTGCTTTCGTTTCTCCTCACAAGACAAACCAAGTTGGCACCAATGGTTCACTAACCAGCCAACAGCAAAGAGAGAACACTCTCAACTTCTTTAACGGCATGACTTCCACGTCCTATGCTGTTTTCGATAGCGGTTACAAGTATTTCTACGACCGCTTCAACGATAAGTATCGCTACATCCCTTGCAACGGAGACATTGCTGGTCTCTGCGTTAACACATCGGCTCTGCTCGATGACTGGTATTCCCCTGCTGGTCTGAACAGAGGTTCGCTACGTAACGCTATCAAACTAGCATACAATCCTAGCAAAGCAGATAGAGACGAACTCTACCAGAACAGAATCAACCCTGTTGTTGTATTCCCTGGCAGTGGCGTCACTCTGTTTGGCGACAAGACTGCACTCGCATCTCCTTCCTCCTTCGATCGTATCAACGTTCGTCGCCTCTTCCTCAATGTTGAGAGAAGAATTGGTGGACTTGCCAAGGCAGTGCTATTTGAACAAAACGACGCGACAACACGTTCTTCCTTCCTCACGGCAGCAACTAGCTACCTTGCTGAAGTACAAGCACGTCGCGGCGTAACTGATTTCCTTGTGGTATGTGATGAATCAAACAACACCCCCGACGTTGTTGACCGTAACGAGTTTGTTGCAGAACTATTCATGAAACCAACCCGTTCCATCAACTACATCACCGTAACGTTTACTGCAACGAAGACTGGGGTTTCGTTCGCTGAAGTAATCGGTAACTGATAACCCAAAAAAGGAAAGGTAAACACAAATGGCAAACATCTCAAGTTTCTTAAGTAAAATTGGTGAAGGCGTCAAGCCTAATATGTTCAGTGTCGAGATCCCGTTCCCAGCGGGACTCGATAACGAACCAACTGCAAACAGCGAAGATCAGAAACTGGTCAACCTTCTTTGCAAATCCACTGCACTTCCTGCATCCAACTTGGGTGTAATCGAAGTTCCTTTCAGAGGAAGAACTGTCAAGATCGCTGGTGATCGCACATTCGACACCTGGTCTGCAACGTTCTTCAACGATAAGGACATGAAGGTTCGTGGTTTCTTCGAGCAATGGTTGGAGTCTATCAACACTCACGAGGCAAACAATGCTCCATTGTTCCAGCCTAGTGCAACTGATGGATACATGCAGAACATGAAGGTACACCAACTCCGTAAGGACGAGGCACAACCAGAATCACCCAACAAACTACGTTCTTACGAACTGTACTTTGCTTTCCCAACTAGCATCTCCCAGATCGACCTTGCTTATGACAGCAACGATCAGATCGAAGAGTTCACAGTTGAGTTCCAGTATTCTTACTGGAAGGCACTCAAGGGTGGTACAACTGGTTCTTCCCAGATCGAGATCAAGAAGTGATCTTTCTGACCTGATAAATAGTTCATCAGGTAATTTAGAGATCAATAGATCATGAGTCAACTGTTTGGTTTTTTAATCAAAGATGGCGGGGGGAGCAAGGGTCAATCTCCTGTTCCCCCTAATAGTGATGACAGCGTAGCCACCGTAGCAGGTGGCTATTTTGGTACTTACGTAGATGTAGAAGGCGTCTCGAAAAACGAGTACGAACTACTTAAGCGATATAGAGACATGTCGCTACACCCAGAAGTAGACACTGCCATTGATGAAATTGTAAATGAGTTTGTTGTCAGCGATGCAGATGATGCACCCGTTGAGATCGAACTATCAAATCTTCAGATGGGTGCTGGAGTAAAGAAAAAGATTAGAGATGAGTTCGACCACATCTTAAAGATGTTGAACTTCGACAAGAACGCTCATCAGATCATTCGTAATTGGTATGTGGATGGTAGGGTATATTACCACAAGGTCATCGATCTTGAAAACCCCAAAGCAGGTATCCTAGAACTACGAAACATTGATGCAGTCAAGATTCGTAAGGTTCGTCAAAAGATTCAAGACCCAAGAGTTGCATCAGATCCTCAAGCAGTCAAAGGTACTGCGTTGCAATATGATTGGGGCAATTACGTAGAGTATTACATCTACCAACCCAAGGGTTTCTCTGGTTCGATGTCGATGCCACACAACAGTGCATCAGACTTCGCAACCAATAACGGAATCAAGATTGCATCCGACTCCATCGCTACCGTCAACTCGGGTGTGATGGATCTGAACAAGAAGTACAGTCTCTCCTTCTTACACAAAGCAATCAAGTCTCTCAATCAGCTTCGTATGATTGAAGACTCTCTGGTCATCTACCGTTTGTCCAGAGCACCCGAACGCAGAATCTTTTACATCGATGTTGGTAATCTTCCTAAAGTCAAGGCAGAACAATACCTCCGTGATGTCATGGCACGTTATCGTAATAAGTTGGTTTACGATGCTTCGACGGGAGAGATCAGAGATGATAAAAAGCACATGAGTATGCTGGAAGATTTCTGGTTACCTCGCCGCGAAGGTGGTAGAGGCACAGAGATCTCCACACTACCTGGTGGTCAGAACCTAGGTGAACTCAAGGACGTTGAGTATTTCAAAAAGAAACTATACAACTCCCTGAACTTGCCACCCTCTCGTCTCACTGACGACAACAAAGCATTCAACCTAGGCAAGTCTACAGAGATCCTACGTGATGAACTGAAGTTCAGTAAGTTCATCGGTCGTCTTCGCAAGCGTTTCTCACGTTTGTTCCACGACATTCTCAAGACTCAACTTATCCTCAAGGGTGTCATCGCTCCTGAAGATTGGGAGGACATGGAAGAGCATATCCAATATGACTTCCTGTTTGACAATCACTTCAATGAATTGAAGCAACAGGAGATGATGATGCAGCGCGTCACTCTCGTTACCCAGATGGATCCTTTCGTTGGAAAGTATTTCTCTACCGAGTACATCCGTCGTCAGGTTCTCATGCAGACCGAGAAGGAGTACAAGGAGATTGACAAGCAGATGTCATCTGACATTGACAGTGGCATGGCAATCGATCCAGTCGATGTCAATTCTCTAGAGATGATGAACCAGCAGAACACTGCCTTCGCTCCAGAAATTGCAGCGCAACAGGCAGACGATGCTGGCGAAAGAGAACTAGAGAAAGCAAAGGAAATGGAGAAGTTGAAACCTGCTCCCGCGCCTGCAAAACCTAAAGCTGATAAATAAAATATAATCTCTTGATTACACTATGGATACACCACTAGAGTCTGAACTCGTTGACATTGTTGATTTGATTGCTGACAAGAAGCGTGGCGAAGCATTAGATAAAATTAACGATTATCTATACGGCAAAGCACAGGACGTGATTGATCAGTACAAGCAGAGTGTAGCTTCTAGCTACTTTGATGAACCTACAGATACTCCAGAAGAATGAAACTCATTACAGAAAACATTGAGGAGGTCAAACTTTTGACCGAAGAAAAAGACGGTCAGAAGCACCTCTACATTGAGGGTGTATTCCTCCAGTCGGAAGTAAAAAACCGTAACGGAAGAGTCTATCCATTTTCTGTTCTGGAAAAAGAAGTAGGTCGTTACAACGAAGAGTACGTAACCAAAGGTCGTGCTCTAGGAGAACTCGGTCACCCCGATGGTCCCACTGTAAACCTTGATCGTGTATCCCACAGGATCATGTCACTCAAGGCAGAGGGAAATAACTTCGTAGGTAAGGCACGAATTCTCGACACACCAATGGGCAACATTGCCAAGTCTCTCCTTGGTGAGGGTGTGAAACTTGGTGTTTCTTCTCGCGGCATGGGTAGCATTGATAGGCGTGAAAACGCCAACTATGTTATGGATGACTTTATGCTCGCGACTGCAGCAGACATTGTTGCAGATCCTTCCGCTCCTGATGCATTTGTAAACGGCATTATGGAAGGTAAGGAATGGGTATGGGACAACGGACTCCTAAAGGAGAAAACTGTGTCTAAATACCAGGGATACATTAGTGAATCATCCAAAAAAGATTTGGAAGAGAGGACCCTACAGGTCTTTGAACACTTCCTGTCAAATCTCTAATTTAATAAATAATCATAGAAATAGCTATAGAAATTCAAGGGGAAACTCAAATGTCAGATATGTTAAAGGAAAAATTTGAGGAGTTTGTAACTGAATCAGGTCTAGTTGTAGAAGCGGGCGATCCTATGCCAACAGTATCTGCAGCAGTTATTCCTGGTGGTGGCGGTTATGAAGCGTCTAGCCAGTCCAAGACCGAAGTCAACTCCAAAGCTGGAGCTGGTGAAGGTAAGGCAACTGTAGGCACTGATGCTGTCAATGGTTACGGAGCTCAACAGTCAGTCACCGACAACGGTGGTCCACGTCCAGACGGAAACGATGAGGGCGAGGATAATCCTGGTGCTAAAGCATCTGCTCCTGTTGGTGCTAAAGGCGCACAGAGCGATGGTACTGCACAGACCGCTAACATCAATGATCCTGGCGATCAGGGCAAGACTCAAACCGTTGGTGCTGACGCAGCATATGCAACCAGCACTGGTCCTGATGTAACATATCCCATCAAACCTTCCTTTGAATCCCTTGACATGAGTGCAGATGTTGCAGCACTCACCGAAGGAACAGAACTCTCTGAAGAGTTCAAAGAGAAAGCAGCAACAATTTTTGAAGCAGCAGTCAAATCCAAACTGTCTGAAGAGTGGGCAAAACTCGAAGAGCAGTTTGAGACTCGTCTCTCCGAGCAAGTAGCAACCGTTAAGGGTGAGCTTGCAGAAGAGGTTGGCGGTACTATCAAGTACGCTATTCAAGCATGGTTAGAAGAGAACCAAGTATCCATCGATCGTGGTATTCGTAACGAAATTACCGAAGACTTCATCTCTGGACTCAAGAATCTCTTCCAAGAGCATTACATTAACATCCCCGACGACAAAGTTGATGTTGTCGAAGGATTGACTGAAGACATTCGTAAGATGGAAGACAGCCTCAACCAACAAATTGAGCGCAACGTGAAACTTCAAGGTCGTCTAGATGAGACTGCAAAAACTGTAATTCTGAACGTTGTTTCGGAAGGATTGGCAGATACTCAAAAAGACAAGCTGGCATCTCTAGCAGAAGGCGTAGAGTTTGAATCTGAAGAGAAGTTTACAGAGAAGGTTAAGACCCTCCGTGAATCATACTTCCCAGCAAACCCTGCTTCCCCTGCTGTAGAAGCTACTGACGAAGCACCAGTCGAAGGCGAAGAGGTATCCCCAGCAATGGCACAGTACCTCCAAGCAATTAATCGCTGGAATTCCTGATAATAATTTTATAAATTTTCCTTACCCTAACAAGCTAAAATGTTTAACGCAGAAAAGCTTCAGGAAAAGTGGGCACCTGTTCTAGGTCACGAAGGCTCCTCGCCTATCGGAGACCGTTATAAGAAGGCTGTCACCTCTGTCCTCCTGGAGAACCAAGAAAGATTCATGCGCGAAGAGCGCGGCATGCTAAACGAAGTTGCAGTTAACAGCCTAGGCGCTGGTACTGTTTCTCCTGCTGGCAGCGCACTCGGCAACGCTAACACTGCAGGTCTTGCAGGTTTCGACCCTGTACTGATCTCCCTCGTCCGTCGTGCAATGCCTAACCTGATGGCATATGACGTATGTGGCGTCCAACCAATGTCTGGTCCTACTGGACTTATCTTCGCAATGCGTTCCCGCTACGAGAACCAAGGCGGCGAAGAGGCATTGTTCAACGAGCCCGACACTGGATTCTCTGCTGCACACGACGCTTCTGCTGGAGCTTATACTCCTAGAACTGGCGCTGGTGTTGGTGGCGATTCCGAAGGCAACAACCCTTCACTCCTTAACGACTCCTCCCCTGGAACCTACGAAGTAGGTCGTGGCATGAGCCGTGAGAACCTGGAGAAGATGGGCGAAGCTTCCCGTCTGTTCCGTGAGATGTCATTCAGCATTGAGAAGACTTCTGTGACTGCAAAGTCCAGAGCACT